CAATGCGCCGATGCGCGCGAGAACAGGTTGATCACCAGTACCCCGGCGCAGATCAGGCCGATGCCGATGATGGCGGCCAGGTCGAGCTTCTGTTTGAACACGACCAGCCCGATCAGCGAGATCAGTACGATGCCGACACCGGACCAGATCGCGTAGGCAATGCCGGTCGGGATGGTTTTCATCACCAGCGCCAGCAACCAGAAGCACAGGCTGTAACCCAGCAGTGCGCCGACTGTAGGCCATAGCCGGCTCATGCCGTCGGAGGCCTTGAGCAAAGAGGTGGCGGCCACTTCCAAGGCAATGGCGCAGGCCAGCAGGGCATAGGGGTTCATCGGGCGGGCTCGGCGGGGCAGGGGGCATGGATTCTAGCGGGCACGCGCTTGTGCCCGGGTGAGGCGACCACGCTGTCGTCTTACGGTGCATGGCTACACTGCGCGCACATTTGCCGGCGCCGTCAGCGGCGCGCGCGATGCAGGAGGCCATTGTGGAATCATGGAACGTGCGTGGTTGCCGGATTCGTAGCAGGTACTGTCGTGCGTGCTGGCAGTACCTGTCCGCATGATGCCGATGCTGCTGTTTGACAGCCGCGAAAAGGTTTCCTGCGCTCGGCGTTTTCGCGCTGTCCGTCGCCGAGCCTTGCGGAGTGCATGCCACATGCTGCGCAGGCGTTGCATCTTGCAGATGAAGCGCGGCACAGCACTGAAGTGCCTGAGAACATCAGCCTCGATGCATTGGCCACGTCACTTGCCCCGATGAAAGTATTGCGGCTTGCCCACGAGACCAACATCGACATGTGCATCGGTGCCGTCAGCATGGCGTTCTGCAATGCGCCGGTGGATATCTACACGCATGTTGAACGCCTGGCCAAGCATTGCGGCATGACGTTGAAAGCGAGCGGAGTAGTGCACGCCGAAGCGGCCGACCTGGCTTGTATCGAAGTGGACCGCGTATATGTGTTCGCGCGTAGAGCCACTGCAAATGCATGGGTTGCCAGGTGATGCGCGGCCTGCGCAACAGGCTGAGTTCGCAATGCTGACGCATGTGTCTGCGCTGCACCATGGCGGTGATTTCTGTGCGGCGCTGGATGGGCTGCAGCCGCCGCAAGCGCAGCGCAATGCCGTTTCACTTGCCGCACCGCATGCGCTTGATGTGCAGCGACTTCAGCCCTTGATCATACATCCGCCGATGCAAGGCGATGGCATCTTCACGGCGACCTCAAAGTAGTGCCAGACTCCCTCCCAGACTTCAAACCTGCCAGCACATGTCCCTGATGCCGTCGTTGTCCATGTTTGTGCTGCTGATCGTCGGCCATGCGCTGGCGGACTATCCCTTGCAGGGCGAGTTTCTGTCCAGGGCAAAGAACCGCTTCACCCCGATGGCCGGCGTGCCTTGGTATCAGGCACTGGGCGCGCACGCGGTGATCCATGGCGGCGCGGTTGGCTGGGTCACCGGCAGCATGTTGCTGGGTGTGCTGGAAGTGCTGGCGCATGCGCTGATCGACGATCTCAAATGCGGCCACCGCATCAGCTACAACGTCGACCAGCTGCTGCATGTGCTGTGCAAGCTGGCTTGGGTGGCCCTGCTGCTGGTGTTTGGCCCGCTGCCGTAAGCGCGAAAGGCGCAGTGCTGAGAGTCGTCGAACCCCGCGCATCCCTTCGCTCTGGCGCGGCCAGAACAAGGGCAGGGTAGGGCCGGCCAGCGCGCTGGGCGCTACCGGGCCGAGCTCGCTTTACTCCCCTTTGCGGACGTTTCCCTGAGTAAACGGCGGGATTCGAGAGCGCGCGCTGGCGGCCCCGGCACGGCGGGGTTCAGCCCGGTCGTTTACTCTTTGCAGCCCCGTTCCCCCGCCGGCGCCCGTTGCGGCCGCGCAGCCACCTGACTTCCGACCCGATCATGTCCCTGCTTTCCGCCACGCCCGCCACCCGCTACGCCGACTCCCTGCGCCTGTCCGTTGCGCCGATGATGGATTGGATTGATTTGCATGTAAATCAATAGCATATGGATTGCGTGGTACAGTACGGGTGCAGCGTGTATGGCCGCCCCTCTTCTCTGTCTCCCATTCCAGTCGCTTCATATGCGACATTGCACCCCTAGGATTGCTAGGGGGCATCATCACGATGGCAGAAGGAGCTGCAGAAAAAGGTGCGCGAAGTCGTTTCGTAGCTTGGATCGCCATTGCGGTGATTCTGCTAGCTGTAGGTTGCGGAAAGCCGATCTACACGAGGATCGCTCACAATAATGAGAAAGCTTGGGCAGCAGCTTTGGCGGCTGAAGTCGACAAGCGAGTGGCAGCCAACGTTGCCGCGCAGAAGGCAGGGATTGACCGCAAGGAAGCGATTGACTTCGGGCGGCAGCTCGACTCAGTGACCAGCTTCTACGAGACTGTTATAACGGTTCTGTTAGCTACGCTTGGTGTAGTTACAGCCTTGGCGGTGTGGACGATAAGGTCGCTTTCTCGTGCTCAGGCAGAAGAGGCCGCGCGTGCCGCGGTGCTGGAGATCATGGGAGGCCATGCTGACTTCAAGAAGCAATTGTCAATTGAGGTGCAAGGTCAGGTGGATTTGGCGATGGAAGTCATGCGAGAGGAGCTTGAGAGCGGCGGCGGTTTGTCTCCCGAATCAGTGATCCTTAACCCGAAGAAGGGTGCACCCAAACCGCATTTTGTCTTAAAAACGCCCAGGTCGGGCAATCAGGTGTAGAAATGGCAGTGGTAAAACGGCGCCCGCCGACGATGGCGGATTCTCCAATTGAGATGGCAAACATTGACCAGGTTCGGGCCATGATGGCTCGTGCCGGAATTGCTCGTGTCCCAGTCGATGTCACCGGCGTCGCTTCCATCCTTGGCCTCCAGATTTTCTACGAGCAGATGGCCGATGAAATGTCGGGATATCTGGAGAATCGTAGTGGTCGCTGGGTGATTGGCGTCAATTCACTCCATGCCGGTGTGCGTCAACGGTTCACGATCGCTCACGAAATTGCCCACTATGTTCTCCACCGGAACAGGCAGGGGACATTTCGCGACGTCATCTTTATGCGTAGGTCTTCTATCGCTAACACCATGGAGCGCGAGGCTGACGCATTTGCTGCCCAGCTCTTGATGCCCGAGGGGCAGCTTGTGGCAGATATCCGCGCTGGCGTGGTCAATGTTATGACGCTCGCAGCCACCTATAACGTATCTGCATTGGCTATGAAGTATCGTCTTCAGAATTTGGGCTACTCGGTGAGTTGATATGGAACGGCTACAAGGACGTGAGTATGTGCCTGCACTTCGCACTCGTGATTCGGAGCTTAAGGGGTTCGAGAACCTCAAGCCTCTGATCCAAGAACGCATGCTGCCAGTCTTTGAACTAACCCGCTCTCGGCGTTCCAAAACCAATCCTGACGGTTCCGTCATCAAGACCGTAGATCGCCTTGTCGAGTTGATGGGCGAGAATCCATTTGTCGTGGACGTTACGTCGCTGGATTCCCAGGGCAACGCGGAGACTGCGAATTTCCTTGATCCAGCCGATTCCTTCCGTAACTGGTGTAATTTCGTTCTTTCAAATTTGCCGGCAAGTTGTATACCGGTGGTGCACTTGAGTGATCCGTTCGATAGAGCGGAGTTCTCTACCCAGCGAGCCAGGCTTGAAGAAAAATTTCATGGCATTGCGATCCGTGTGCCGACTGACTACCCCGATGCTCCGTTGATTGCTGCCGCTCTCAGAGCAGAGCCGAAGCGCGGATGCATCGTGCTATTGACGGACGGAGGGTTTGTCCAACAGGGGCAGGCTGCATGGATGGCTCGACGGTGTATGGGGGTTGCATCACTTTTTGCCGGTCTCGTTGACCTTGTTGCGCCGCTGACCAGCAGCTTTCCGAGTAGCGTGACAGAAGCGGCATTTGGTGGCGGAGATGCGTACGGCGATTTCGCGCTTGAAGAAGTTGCTGTATCGGAAGTTATGAAGACCTTTGGCGTGCCTTCGACGCGAATTGTGCACGGCGACTACGGCCTCGTGCATCCTAACGACTTCGAGGGGACGGTAACGAACTGGGTACCGAGAGTTGACGTTCCGCTCGCACATACGGGCTTCTACTATCGGTACCGCAGGCCCGCAGGTGGCTACGCACTTGCAGCCAGCCTTGCCATTCGCGATGTCAAGTATCGCGCTCTTGACTGCTGGGCTCACGAGATGGTCGCGAAGGCAGCCACCGGGCTTCCGGAGGGGCGTAGCCCCTCATTTTGGATCTCCGTTCGGGTCAATTTCCATTTGACGAGGCAGGTGCTTCGGCTGAACCCTCAACTTGCTTGAGAGAGCCAGGAGCTGCAGATCGTCTAGGTCAACAGCTGGTCCTTTCTCTTGAAGAAAGGCGCTGAAACGATCATGACAACGATCTATAACCGCGCGCAACGCCAAATCGGTGAGCTTCGCTTCTGAATTGGATGCGATGGCGACACGACGGGCTTCCTCAATTCCTTGTCCGCGGACGATGGATGAACCCACAAGGGCAGCTAGGTCCGTGCTGTCCAGCCAGCGAACGGCACTATCCGGCTTCAGCCGCCGTCGCCTCCTCGGCATCCGGACCCACGAAGCAGAGCTGTCGCCAAGGAGAATGATTCCTATATCACGAGATACGAGCTCGCGGGCGGCGGCGAGGTGTTGCTCAGGGACAGCAAGACTGACATCCAAGAACATTCTTCGGTAGTCATCTAGCTGCTCTGCGAGGCGCCGAAAGTTGTCACGTGGCCCCTTAATCTCTATCGCAGAAAGGCGGTTAACCCCCACGGCCATCACGTCGGCCTTTCGTCGGACGTCGAGGAATGGCATTTCGACAGCCAGCGCGTCCCCTGGCCGCAGCTCCGGCAGCAGCCATTCGATGAGCTTGATTGCTTCGTCGCGCGCGTACGTCATCTGGCAATTATCGAGCATAGAGTGTTGCGTCGCCATCAACGTCCACCCTTTCGCTGCTCGTCCCACCAAAAGGCCACATCGCGCACATCAATTATTCCATTGACGGGCCTTGGCGCATCACCACGCGCGATCCAGTTCTGCAGCGTCTTCATGGTGAGATTCGGCATGAATTCCTCTCGGAACTTCTCCGCAGTCATGGTTGCGCCGTACTGACCGTAAAGCAGCCAGAAGGTTGAGTGTTCAGCTGCGCCCATTGTCGCGTTCTCCTTGTTGCGCCTGGTCGGCGATGGCATCCAAACGGGCCGCCTCGGCTAAGTAGTACTGCACGCGCTCATCTCTGATGGAGCGTGGGAATTGGTTTGCGATCCGCGCGGCTTCCGCCGCATCACGGTTGGCTCGGGCCAGCCTGCGGGGATCACTGTCGAAGATGTCGAGCTGGCCTCGATCACTTCTCATGCGGCAGCCAGTGAGCGCACGTGCACTCTGTCCAGGTTGGCCCGTGCCAGCGCCGCTATCGGCGGAGGGCTCACGCTGTTGCCAACCATACGCACTGCGGCGGTGGTGCTCAGTGGTGTCCCGTTCGCCGTACGGTCGATGATGTAGTCCTTCGGGAATCCCTGTGCCCGGAACAGTTCGTGCGGCTTGAGCATGCGTAGGCCAATGTCGACGATGACGTAGGGCGTACCCTTGATCACGACGGTGACCAGGGCCATGCGATCGCGGGTGGTCACAGTATCGAGCGGTTCGCGCAGTGTTGGGACGTTCGCACCAGTGCCGTAGTACTTCACAAGGAACGCGGCAACGCGCAACGCCCCTGCTTCCTGCTCGGGGCTCAGGACAGCCAGATCCGTGGTGACCAGCTGCTGTTGGCTACCGGATGAGGTGATCGTGCTCATGGGTGCGCGGGCATCGCGGCCACCGCCCTCGTAGAAGCCCCCATTTGCCTGTTCAAGGAACGCACTCATCAGCCCTTGTCCACCGCCACTGGCGACGATTGTTCCGAGAGGGCCTTGGACGTCGTTGATGCCGTGGCTAAATCGCTTTCCTGGTGTCTTTCCCTCGCCGTGTCCCATCTGGATCAAGCAGGGCGCCACCAGCGCGGTGTCGGCCTTGGTGGTCATCGTGTAGAGCGGTTCACCACCTGAGCGCGGTTCGGACTGGCCAGCACGGCCACCGACGCCGGCAAGGACGGGCGTGACGGCGGAGAAGTGACCGCCCTTTACGCCGGCGCAGACGGTGCGCAACGGCTCGTCGGCAGCCATCGTGCGCTGGTTGCTGGCGTTCGCATGCTCGGCGATGAACGGAGCTAGCGCAGGCTCTGCGAGCATCAACTCGCCGCGATTGGCTGCCGTTATCGTGCGCAAGGGATCATGGATGCCGTGCACCCGGTCGGCGTCCTGGTGCGTGACCGGCACGATGAACGGATCTGCCGAGGTGATGACATGTCGCATGACGCCCTTGGCGATGCGGCGCATCGTTGCGTCTGCGAGTGGCCGCTTCCGAGTGAAGATCGATGGGCAGGTGATCGAGAAGTCCAGGCAATCGGCGGCAGTCACACGCGGCAACTGGCTGAGCCCTGGGCCGTGTGTCGCCGCAGGCCAAACAATCGGTTGGTCGTCCCGGCGGCCCAAGAGGAATAGGCGTTCCCGGCTGGTGCCGGCGCCGTAATCGCTGGCAACGAGCTTCTTCCACTCAACCCGATAGCCGAGCGCGCGCAGCGCAACGACGAACTGCTGCCAGGTACGACCACTGTGGCGCTTGTCCGGGACAAGCTGCTGGTTCTCAACAGGTACGCGCTCGCCGGGCGCTGCAACGGTGCCGTCCATCTTCAGTACGCGCCCGTTGTCCTTGCAGCGCTTCGCCACCAGCGGACCCCACGTCAGGATCTGCCAGACGTTCTCCATCGAGAAGATGCGCGGGGCGGTGTTCGTGTCGTTGAGCTGGTCGGCGCGCAGCAGCATGCCGATCCACTTCAACACGACCCACGACAAGGCGCGCGTCTTGCGGCTGCGCGGCTGGCCGCCTTTGGCCTGGCTGAAATGTGTGCAATCGGGCGATGCATGGAACCAACCGATCGGGCGCCCGGCGACATCCACGCGCGGGTCAGCGTGCCAGATGTCCTCGCGGTGATGGCTGGTCAACGGATGGTTGGCGGCGTGCATGCCGATAGCCAGCTCGTCGTGGTTGTACGCCAGTGCGGGGTCAATGCCGAGTGCCTGCTTCAGGCCCTCGCTGGCTCCGCCTCCGCCAGCGAACAGGTCCACAATGATCTCGCCTGGGCATAGCTGCGACTTCTGCGGCAGCGGAAAATTGAAACGGAGTGAGCCGTCAGCCATTTCGGGTGATCCTCAGTTGCATGCGCCGGCCTTCGTGGCTGGCGGCGAATTTGCGGGGCTGGGCGGCGCTGCGCACCCAGGGATATCGGGTGTTCATACCGGCCATGAGGCGGTGCGCGTTGGCATGTCGCAGGTGGCCGCTGAAGCTGGAGACACGTGCCGATAGCTCGCGCAGATCCGCCGGCGTTGCGCGCACGGTGTCGCCTTGCACGTGCTTGCCTTCCCATTCGGCCAAGGCCTGCTGCAGGTGGGTCACCACCCGTCGCCGGGCAAGGGTGTGGGTTGGGTAGATGACGTAGCCGAGGAAGTCCAAGCCATCGGTGAGGCGGCACAGCTTCTGCTCGGCCTTCAGCTGCAACCCAAGCCTGTCCTGCAGGAACGTCTCGATCTGGTCGCACCAGGCCGCCAGCTGCTCGCGGTCGTGGTGGAAGAGCACGAAGTCATCGACATAGCGCAGGTAGCGCTTGGCCTTCAGCTGGTGCTTCACGAACTGGTCCAGCGCGTCCAGATAGACGTTGGCGAAGAACTGGCTGGATAAGTTGCCGATTGGCAGACCGCGCCCGACCGGGGCATTGGCGAGCCGCTTGTGCGGCGGAACCTGCGCCACCTCAATGGCGGTTGCCCGGCACTGCACCCCTGCATGCAGCGGCGAGCGCCGCAGCAGCGCGTGGGTGGCTTGCTGGACGCGGGCAGGCACCTTGCGTGCACCCATGCGCTTGCGCAGCATCTGCCACAGCGTAGGGCGATGGATGCTGTTGAAGAAGTTGGCCACGTCCAGCTGCAGGTACCAGCCGCCACCTTGGCCGCTGTGAACCTGCCGGGTGAACTCCTGGGCCCGGCGCACGGCGGCGTGGCTGCCTCGGCCTTTCCGGTTCGCATAGCTGTCGTGGATGAACGTCGACTCCCAGATGGCCTCCAGTTGCGGCACCAGCCAGTGGTGCACGACGCGATCTGCGAAGTCGGGGGCGTGGATCTCTCGCGCCTTGGGGCGCAGTGCAACGAAGCATGTGGATGGGCCCGGCAGCCATTGGCCGGCCAGCAGCTGCCGTTGCAGCTCCAGCAGGCCATCGGCCCACCGGTAATCGAAGCGCAGCTGATTGAAGCTTGGAACCTTCTGGCGGCGCGCACGCCGCCATGCCTGATACAACTCCTGCAGGCTTACATCTCCCTGAAACTCACCGGCACGACGCACGGCCAACGCGAACCCGTTGTTGTTGCGGTGGTTGTTGTTGACGTTGCCGTTGTTGAAATTGACGTTCCACACGGACGCCGAGGACCAGGCGGCCGCATCCCCATACACTTGCGACCAGGCAGCGCAGCCCGGATGTGGATAGCGCTGCTTCGTCATGAGTTAGCCCTCGCAGGGGCGGTACGGGTACTCAGTTTCTCGCCACACTGCGCTACGCCATTGGCTCGCGCATTCTGGGCATTGGGAGTGCTGAAGCCGCGGTTCCACCCGCCAGCTTGGGCGCCCAGCTCGTGAGCAAGGCGCGCCAGCATTTCGAATCGGCGAAAGCTGTTGAAGGCATGCAACAGCTTGGCCACCTGCAGGTGTTGCTTGAGCGCATCGATATCCCACACCAGCTGTCCCACCAGCTCGATCTGTCGCGGTCGGTCGATCCATGCTCGATTGGCATTGGTGTAGACCGTCATGGCCTGCCGGCGCAGGTCCGCGCCCACCGCATAGCGGTGATAGCGCGGGAACTGGCGGACGGCCTTCTCGATCTCGACCAGCAGACGCTCTGCGGCCTTGATGATGGGTGGGGGCTGAAAGCGGGATGTCATTGGTCAGCTCAGCAAATAGTCAAATCACTGACCGGCACGACGCACGGCCAACGCGAACCCGTAGCCGTCGCGGGGGGCGCTGCCGACGCCGCCGTAGCTGAAAAGGACGAGCCACACGGACGCCGAGGACCAGGCGCAGGGCGTGCTCGTCCAGTGCCAGCGAGGTTTGACGCGGGGGAATAGCGAGGTGTCGATTGCCGGTTCGTGGCGGGTGTCATCGACCAGGGTGGCGAGCTCGGCGCGGGTCGGCAGGCACCAATCGTTCACGCTCAGCAGAGTGAGCTCGCGGCAGCAGGCTTCGGCCGCTTCCTGAGTCATTCCTTCGTCGGCATCGTCCTTGCTGCCCAGCGACTCCACGGACCACATCAGTCCAGTGCCGTGGTCGATGACAGCCACGTGGTCGGTGCGGTCGCTTTCAGGCGGGAGTTGCGTGCCGTCTACGAGGAGCTTCGTGAAGCGTGGAATCGGAACTACGAGTGCGCCTGCTACGCGAAGGTCTTCTTTCGGAAGCACCTCGCTGAGAGTGGTGTGCGAGAAATGGAAGTTCTTGATGTTGATGGTAAGTTGGGTCACGGTCTTTGCCTCACGGAATTGCTGCGGTTTTGGACAGGGTTGGCCGGCGGCCGGGAAAGCTGGTTATTGGCAAATCGAAGCTGTGAGCGAGGATCTCGGGGCGCTTCCCCGTTCGTTGCATCCACGCGTCGACGGTCTCGGCCTCGACCTGGACAGGAGCGGCTACAGCCTTGGGTGCCCTCCGCTCCGCTGCGGCCGCAATGACGGCTATGTGCGGGGCGCGGGCCTTAGCCTTCGCTTCGGCTCTCGCCATCGCCTCCTGCTTGCGTTGCTGACGCCGTTCCTCCACTTCCGTGCGGTGCGCCTCCAACTTCTCGATCCGGGCTTGGTTCCTGGCGATCCGCTTCTGTTCGCGAAGTGCGTCCCGTGCTTCACGCTGGGCGGCGCGGTCAATGGCCTTCGCAGTTGGTGGGCGCTTAGGGCGCAGCGATGGATCTGCGTCGCGTAGCCAGTGGTAGCGATAAGGCCGGTCCGCAGTGCGTCCCAACAAACCGTCACGCACTTGGCCATGAACGATCGAGTACAGGCGCACCCTGCCGACTGTGGCCGTGAGGCCGAGGCCGCTATAAATGTCATCCGCGCTGGCGGTTCCCAGCCTCTTGACGATGTCGCGGATGCGCTCGCTGATGGTCATAGGGTTGTTTGCGAATTCTTCCCGCCACTTTCGATAGGCGGCCTCAGCGTTCTGGTATGCGACAGCGGCCTTGTTCCGGTACGTCTCAGCCCTGCGCTCAGCCCGAGGCGTAGAGGAGCGAACAGCTGGTTCGCGAATGACGCTGTACTTGCATGGGTTGGTTTCGTTGTGTCGCGCCAGGATCCCATCGAGGGCCATGGACCGAAGGGACGCGCGCACAACGCCGCCTGTGTAGTTGTCGGTGATGCCAAGACCGAGGCATACCTCCTTTGCCGTACTCGGGCCCTGATCGCGCAGGAACGCGCGGATGCCCGCAGAGCGATTGGTGGTGCCGCGAATGTCGCAAGGCTGCAACAGGGGCGCTCTCATTCGTCACATCCCTTGCCGATCTCACCACGACGCCCTTCGCCGGCGGCGGTGAACTCGCGCCAGCCCACCCAGCCACGCTGAGGGCAGTGGAAGCCCCAATCGCGAACTACGGGAGAGGTGATGAACAGAGTCCAGCACGGGGAGGGGCCATTGCTGAGCGAGTTCCACAGTTCTACGCGGTGCGCAGCACGTGGGCCGGACAGCTTGAGGCTACCGCGTGTGCGTACGGTGCGCCGATGGATGCCACCAGCGCTGATGGTGTGCTCCACGTAGCTTCCGCGAAGCAGCAGGGAGGCCCATGCCCAGGGGTGATCATGCAACGCCCGGTCGTCATCGCTTCTCAGGAACTTGTGCAGATACACATTGGGCAGCCGCATGCTCAGCCAGACGGCGAAGCGCTGCCAGCGGGTGCGCTGGTCCTCCGGAATCGACCGGTACCAGCCACGCCAAGGGGTGAGGTACCACCGGAGTAGGTAAGCACCGGCAGGATCGTTTGCGCCAACCACGAAGTCTGCTGGGCGGCGGCCAGCAACTCGGCTGATGAGTGCAGTGGAGAGGGGGCCAATCACCTGGCGGCCTCCCGTGCTGCTGCTTCGCCAGCCAGCGCGAAGTAGGCGGAGCCGTCCTGGTAGTCATCCGCATGGTGCTTGCCGCCGGTGGCGCGTGCCAGCTTCAGCAGGGCCTGCAACTGCCAGCCCTGCACCTCGGTGAGCTCGGTGCCGTGGAGCGCATTGAAGGCGGCAATTGCACGGCTCATCGAGCGTTCGCCGTTGGGTTGGTCGCGGAGAGGACCGCGCCGGGCGATATCTGCCCCGGCGGCTGCAAGGATCTGATCGGCGGTAACGGCGCTCACGCGGTCACCGCCTTTGCGCGCTCAAGCAGGGCCTTGTTGAATACGTAATAGTTGCCACGCGCAGCGATGCGCGGATCTGGATTGCTGGTCAGTACCAGCGCATCGAAGGTGGGATAGGGGCGGCTGCCGTCCCAGTCATCAACAATGCTGGTGAGGCCAAAGTGCTTGCGCAGCTGCTCGGCGTGGGTGGTTTTGCCGCAGCCTTTCGGGCCGCAGACGATTACGGAGCGATTGCTCACGATGCTTTCTCCATGGCGGCGTGCTGCGCCAGTAGCTGCTCTGCGTGAGCGATACCACGCGCATTGAGCGTTACGGTGTGCGGGAAGTCGGGGTCATCGAACGCGACCAGGTAGGCGTCATCCAGCCAGTTGATGACGCGGCGGGTGAATACTTGGGTGGTAACTGCGCCGCTCGTCTTGATCTCAGCGGGCAGGCCTGCAAATCCGCCGCGGGTGCGGCGCAGGCGCTTGCCTTGAGATGCGTAGGCCGCGAGCAGCGCGGCGATGGCCTTGGGTTGAAGATGCACTACCGGGCTCCCTGGCGAAGTGCGGCGTAGGCCTGCTCGCGGGCGCGCGGCAGGAGCGATATGGGCACGCGTTTGTGCGTGTGCTGGTCAGTCCAGCGGGCTTCGGCGAGCGCGAAGTTGGGGTGCGGCTCGGTCGCAATCCCGCAGCGCTGGCACTCGATGTGGAACATCGGCGGACACGGCTGGCCAATTGCATGGCCAACGGGTGCTCCGTGGGTTTCCACAATCTGCGGCCGGTGGCCGGGTGCACAGAGCGGTACGTCATCAGGCAGCGGGCGTGATGTCTGGCGCATGGTCAGCACCTGCCGCCGCTGCAGAGGATTGGGCTGACGAGCATTGCAACCGCGATGAGGTTGATCAGCAGGGCGATCACCATTGCCAGCGCTGAATCCCTACCTTCCGGATCTCGATAGTTCCGTTCGCGGCTCATGCAGCACCATCCGTCGTGGGTGCGCGCAATGCCAGGCGCGCAGCGCGGGCTTTGGTGGCGACGTCATTCAGCACTGACTGCCCCGACAGACCTTTGGCTTGGGCTTCCCGCACCTGTGCAAAGGCATCGAGATATGGGAGTCCGGCACGGACGGCATGGGCGCGCACATCGCGAAACGTGCTGAAACTCAGAATGTTTGAACTCATGAGTGCTGTTCCTTGATGGTGATGCCCTGGCGGCTGAGCCAGCGGCAGGCGCGCTTCAGGGCGCGCGGGTGGAGCGCGAAGCGCTTGCGCCCCAGCTGCAGGGCGCTGCGATGTGCTGTTGCGCGGCGAGTGGTTGTGACGCCGATCTCGTCTGGAGTTCGGTAGGTGCAATCGGCGTATCGACCAGCCCAGATGAAGCCAGCGCAGACCAGGAGAACCAGCGTCTGGTTGCCGGTACCGGTCGGAAACGCAGCTTCAACCGGCAATGCGGTGGCGCTCATGCGTTTCTCCGGGCGTGTACGCGCCTCGCAAGGGCGAAGGCCTGCTTGGAATAGCTGCGCGCCAGATCGGCGTGCACCTTGGACAGGCCCAACTTGTCTGCCGCCAAACAACGAGCGGCATCGCGGGTGTGGACCTCGCATCGCAGGCCAAGCTGTTGCAGCTGTTGGATATCAGTGCATGTAACGTTGACAGCGCTCACTGGCGCACCTCAGCACTGATATCGCGCGCTACTGCTTCGGCGATGCGGCTGGCAACGCCCATGCGACGGCTGCGGCGCTTCTGGTTGCGGCTGTGTTCGCCGGCACTGCGCTGGCGGAGAACATTGGCGCGCGCGTGCTCGCGGGCCGCGATGCCCAAGAGGCAATGAATGACCAACAGCGGCAGTTGCATGCGTGCCGAGTTGGCGTCGATGTAGTTGCGGTTGGCCATGACTGAGTCCTCAGGGCATCAAAAAGGCCAATTACTGACCGGCACGACGCACGGCCAACGCGAACCCGTTGTAGCTGCGGAGGTTGCTGTTGACGCCGCCGTCGTAGAAATCGACGAGCCACACGGACGCCGAGGACCAGGCGCACAGGTCGCTCGTCCAGAACCAGCGAGACGGAAAGTCAGGGAACGCGTCGGTGTTGATCGCGGGGCTGCAGCGGGTCAAGTCGACCAGCGTGAGCAGCTGCTGTCGGGTCGGCAGGGTCCAGTCTTCGTGGCCGCCCACGCGGCAGTCGGTGGCTGCGTCAGTCGCTACCTGGTGGGTGATGTAGTCGTCGGACAGTGGCTTGGCCGTCCATTCCAGACCGGTGGTGCTGTCGATGACGGTAAGCAGGACGCCGGCGGCGTCGTGGGTCTGGGTAAAGCGGTTCTGCTCGGCTTTCATGGCGCTCTCCGGAAGAAGGAGGGCGCCGGCGGGTCATTGCGGCCTGGGGAGTGGCCTGCTGCCGGTCAGGGGAGGGGCCGGCAGGGTGGCGACCCGCCGGTCGCCCGCCGGCTTAGGGGGCCGGCGGAACGAATAATACGCAAACGAATAGCAAATGCAATACGCAAGCGAATAATTTTTGCGAGTTCGGTCAGGGCTCTTGGCAAAAACAAGAAACCCGCCGAAGCGGGTTTATTAGGTGGCAGATGTCGTCGGTGGTTTGTCGCTACGGGGAAACTACAGTGCAGCCGGCTGCGGGCGTCTCCGTGACCACCGAGTCACCGGCCTGATCGAGGCAGCGATACAGAGTCTTCTGTGGGCTTGTTTGCTGTGTGGTTTGTCCCCAAGCTCGCCAGTTGCTGCCCGTGGCTTGCTGGATCTGTCGGACCTCCGCTGGTTGACGCGAAGTGGCAGAGCTGTGGAGTTCCGAATTGGCGCCGGTTGCGCCGCAACTCTTCAAATCCAACGCTTTCCGCACTGCTTCCTTCTCTCCACGCACGTTAGCCAACTCTGCTGCCTCAATTCCGTCTCCCGTGCCGTATCCGAGCCAGAATGCTTGCACTTTCCCGCTCTTGCGACGTTGTTCTTGTGCGGTCACCAGCTGATTCTCGCGGCGTGCCAGTGAGTTGACCTCGTGGCCAAGTTGCTCGCAGCTGTAGTCCTGGTAGCGGAGATCCGATGTGTACGATCCGGTGATCTCTGCCGGTTTCGTCGCCAAATTCATGCAGCCGGTGAGAGTCACAAGTGTTACTGCCGCAATAGCTATGGTGCGCATTTCCCTATCCCCCTTCGTCCGCTTTTGTGGTGGTTTTTCAGAGGCCGCCGCGGCCACTACGGTCGATAACCCGCCCGATGATTACGATGCCGGCAGCATCTTCCGGATCAAGAAATTCGTCGGGGTATTGGACCTTGTCAGGATTGTCGCTGACTATGCGCAACTGTCCCGCGATAGTGCGATAGAGGCGTTTGACCTTTATGTCCGGGTACGGCCCTGGTGTCATAAATACATACACACGTCCGTCGGATACCTCGTTGTCAGCGGTGTTAACGGCAATGCGATCTCCATGGAACAAGGTGCGCTCCATGCTGTCACCGTGAACCTTCATGACGCGCACGTTCTCCGGCTTAGCGTTGACAGCGCGGAACCAGCTGAGCTGATACGCCATACGATAGCTGGTCTCGACGAACTCGGGCATCGGAGCCCCGTGTCCCCCCGAAACCACGATGTCGACCTCAGCTATCTGGATTTCGCGCTCCCTATCAAGATCCTCGCCGTCTTCGAAAGCTTTCACTTCGTAAGCGGCGATACGGTCTTTCACCTCGGGGCGGTTCAAGCCCTCTCCGGTCCTCAACTGTTCCACGGTTACGCCAAAGAAAGCTGCTAAAGGCCTCAGGGTGCCGTCCCTGGGGTCTCGGGCCTTGCCGGAGATCACGCGATGGATTGTCGGCTGCGGAACGCCGGTTTCGGTCGCGAGGCGGTTTTCGCTGATCCCTCGGAGGGACATCAGCGCCCGTAGGTTGTTTGCCAAAGTATTCACATCCGTATTGTCCCGACGACGCTGGCAGGTAGATAGATCGTTTGGGTATTGCATGGTCTATTCGTTTGCGCATAAGATGGGTGCATGAACCCACAAGACGCAGTCAAAGTTCTCATTGCCGCCGGCTGGACCGAGCAGCGGATTGCATCCGAGGCCGGGACATCTCAGCCCACGATTAATCGAATCAAGAACGGTCGCCACAGGGCGTCATTTGACGTGGGACAGGCGTTGGTCGGTATGGCGCATAGGTCAAAGTCTTCAGGGGAGTCGCTCGAAAACGGTGTTCCCGTAGCGCAAGTGAACGAGGCCGCCTGAGTGGATGCCTGCTACCTGACAGTTGGTGCTGACCTCAGCAACGGTGAGATTGGTGTGCTTCTTGACGAGCCTCTGATCGAAGGCGCCGCCGGCTTCGAGCCGTGCCTGACCAGCGACCAGTGGTCGTCCCTTATCCAGCAGCGTCGTGCCGCCGGCCGGCCGCTGCATCTTTGCGAGGTGCGCTGAGATGAACGAACTGCAGATCAACCTGATCAAGTCAAAAGTTGTTGCAGGAACCGCAAGCCGCGCGGAAGAGATGCGACTGGCCGCAGCACTCCCGCGCGGCGTGGCCCGTGCCTTCGTTCGTGAAGCTAGGTTTGCTCTCCGCAGTCCAGGTCTATCGAGTCCACAAGGAACCCTATCGCGACGTTGTCCTGAAGGTTCGTTGGCGGATTCTCTGCAAGACCCAGCAGCGCAGCTCGAATCGCCTGTTGATTTGGTGACTGAGTGATGAGCCTGGGAAGAACAATTTCCAACACGGCCTCGATAGCGTCGAGCCGCTGCGCACAGATTTGCTGGTCTGTCAGGTCTTTTTCCATGTCTGCTTCCGGTGCTGATGTAGGTGTGAGAACCGCATCGTACCGGCAGGTGGGCACCTATGCAGGAGGTTGCTGACATGGGCCACTTAAACACTGCGAAGATCCTGCGGTTTGCGCTGGCCACCCTGCTGCTGGGTATCGGCATCGGGCTTCTGATCGCGGGCGGCGTCGGACGGCTGGAAGAAGACCGCGACAACAGCACCCGAGCCGGTGCTCACGTGGAACTGCCGAAGCACGGTGAAGCGGAGCAGGGCGGGGTGGCTGGTCATGGAGCGCAATGCTCTGCGCAATCCGGTGTGCGCGCATGAAGGGCGCCCATCAGTTTCTGCCGCCAAGGCAATCGATTGTCTACGGCCACACCCGCCGCATGCTAGATGCAACGGGAAGCAACTACACCTCGTTCGCAATGCTGGTGGCGGAATGCTACCTGGCCATGACGGCACCCGACGTGCGGCAGGTCAAGCTGCGCGCGGGCGAGGGCGCAGACCTTATCAAGGCGATGGAGAACAACGCCCAGATATTGCGCCGCTACATGGATGGCACGCTGAAGACGTTGCCTTGCGACTTGGAAGATGCCTGGGTATGCAGCCTGCCGGAGCCCTATCGCGGCGATTGTGAGCGTGACCTCGCGCGCCGTCGTGGCATGTTGGCAGTGCGCATGCCGGATGACGGCGCTGCTGGCCAAGCTATCGGATTGGCAAAGCTGGCACACGAGTTTGGCGAGTTGATGTCGGCATTGGCCCCGGCACTCGCCGATGGGCGCATTGATCAATCGGACCTGCCGCATGCACGCCGTATCCTGGATGGATCGGACGATCTGATATGCGCGACCGTCGCAGTACGCCGGCAAGTGCAGGCACTGCTCCCTCCAACGGTAGTGGCGGCTTGATGACCATGACCGCCTATACACCCCGCCCGTCTCGCCGTACACGCCACCGCAAGGCGGCAAGTGCCACCGGGTTGCGGGCCATGCAGATGGCAGCATTGGCGCTGACTGATGCGGTGCCGGCGTTGATCGGTGATGACGCACTGGCCGAGCGCGAGCGCATGAGGATCGAAGTTGAAGCGCGACGCAGTGCGCAGGGCGCTTTGCCATTGATGGCATCCCCGTCCCCCGGGGTGATAGCGGATGCGTTCACGTCGGTTCGAGATTCAGTGGCCCCCCTCGGCATGGCGGTCTGTTCAGGTTCACCAGTCGATGGGTCCTCCCTGGACACCCCTGTCGCGGGTAATTCGGACCCCGTTTCCTGTGTAGATAGCGGTCGGGGAAGTTACTGAACATGGCGGTCAACTATGACGACGTTCTGTCGCAGCTCCAGTCCGCTGGTCTACTGATCACATCAATAGAGCCCACCGGCAAGATGGTCCGCGCCCGAACCGAAGGCGGCGGGCGTGAGAAGCGCGGTTGGTACGTGCTACATACCCTGAACTGCGACAACGGCGACCAGCTGATCGTTGGCACCTACGGAACGTGGCAGGGTAACGAAAACGGCGCACAGAAGGTCGAGCTGAAGAAGCGTGACCAGGCGTTCACTGCAGAACAACGGGAGGCGCTGAAGCAACGGCTGGCAGAAGATCGCAAGCGCGCAGAGGCCGAGCGCCGCCGGCAAGCAGGGCGTGCGGCAGCGATGGCCGCGCGCGTGTGGGGCAAAGCGAAGGAACAGGGAGAGGCTGATTACCTCCACAGCAAGGGTGTCCAAGGGTTCGGCATCCGCTATGGCAAGACCGGTGCAGCCATCCTCCCGCTGCTCGACACGCACGGCAGCGTGCACGGGCTGCAGGTTCTCCGAAGCGCTGCCCAAGCAAAAGCTGCGAACAAGCCAGCCAAAGAGTTTTTCCCGCCGGGGTTGGTGAAGAAGGGCCACTTCCATCTGATCGGCGGCACGCCACAGTGGATCCTGCTGGTAGCCGAGGGCTATGCCACCGCGGCCAGCCTGCACATGGCCACCGGATATCCGGTCGTCGTCGCGTTTGATGCAGGCAATCTGTTGCCTGTGGCCACTGCGTTGTCCAAGCACTACCGCGGCATCAAGCTGCTCGTGTGCGCAGATGACGATACGTTGCAGAAGTGCGCCTGCTGCAAAGAACGCTTGGTTCTATCCGATCACCCAATCACATGCCCAACATGTGGCGAAGACCACAAAGCGAAGAACGCGGGCCTACTCGGTGCCGACGCTGCGGCGTTGGCCACCCATGGCGCCACGGTGCTACCGGTGTTCGTGGATGAGATAGGCCGTCGATCACGGTTCATCGACAGTGGTAGCAAAATCACCGACTTCAACGACGTGCATGCCGCCGAAGGCCTGCACGTCGTGCGATCGCAGATCGAAGCCCGCATCACGGAGCTTTCGTGGCGCTCCCCCATAGAGCCTACGCGCGCTTCGATCACCACAACTGGGGGCGCGGGGAAAGCAAATCTCAAGCCCATCGGGTCGATCGAAGAACTGCACGAGCGCTACGCGCTGGTGTATGCGCAGGGAGGGACGGTGTTCGATCGGCAGGAGCACATGTTGCTGTCGCTGTCCGACATGCGTGACCTGTGCCTGCGTCGCGAACTTCATCGGGCATGGATGGAAAGCCCTGGGCGAAAGACGGTGCGTGTGCAGGAGGTGGATTTCGATCCGTCCTGCACAAAACGGAGTGTCACCTGCAACCTGTTCGGCGGCTGGCCTACTGAGCCGAGGCAAGGCAACTGCGACAAGCTGCTGCAGCTGCTTTGGCACATGTGCGGCAACGAGGCAAACCAACGTGCCCTGTACGAATGGGTGCTGTGCTGGTTGGCGTACCCGCTGCAGCATCCGGGCGCCAAGATGAAATCGACAATCGTGATCCACGGCCCGCAAGGCACCGGCAAGAACATGTTCTTCGATGAGTACATGAAGCTCTACGGCGAGTATGGCCGCGTGCTCGACCAGAGCGCACTGGAAGACAAATTCAACGACTGGGCCAGCCGAAAGCTGTTTCTTCTGGCCGATGAAGTGGTTGCGCGCACCGAGGTCTATCACCTCAAAAACAAGCTCAAGGCGCTGATCACGGGCGACCGCATCCGCATCAACCCCAAGAACATCCAGGCCTACGAAGAGGACAACCACGCCAACATGGTGTTCCTCAGCAACGAGGCCATGCCGGTGGTACTGGAAGAGGACGACCGGCGGCATGCGGTCATCTGGACACCAGTGAAGCTTCCCCCAAGCTTCTACGCGGAAGTGATGGCTGAAATTGCCGCTGGCGGAACCGCCGCGCTTCATCACCACCTGCTCAACCTGGACGTGGGCGACTTCACGAACGGCAGCCACCCGCCGATGACCGATGCCAAGCGCGAGCTGATCGGCCTTGGCGTGGACAGCCCTGAGCGCTTCTTCGACCAGCTGCTCGGCAACGACATCCCCGGCCTCAAGCCGCGCCCTGCACTGAGTAAGGAGTGGTACGACGCATACAAGCTTTGGTGCTCAAAAGAAGGCATCAAGAACCCAGCGCCGTCACACAAGTTCATCAACGCACTGGTGCGAAAGCGGGAAGTCACCCATCCAGATCGGGCGCGTAAGCGATACCTGCTCATGACTGAGCCAGAGGGGCCGCACGGCTTCCTGATGATCGGCGACTGTAGCCCCAAAGATGGCAAGACGGAGACGGTGTTCCTTGGCGAACAGGTGGTTCTGTTTCGCTCCCAGCTCAACGACTACCGCGGGGGGCGCGCATGACCTGTGATGTGCGGGACGTGCGGGCAGACGTGCGGGCCAATGTGCGGGCTGAAACCCTTGTGGCAGTAGTCGTGTGCGGGACGTGCGGGAACTCCCCCTCATGCGGGCGCACGCATGAAGCGGTAAACGCCTGCCATACGGGTATCAATCAGATCATTCCTCGCACGTATGTAATCCCGCACGTCCCGCACGTCCCGCACATCTCTTGTGCCGCAACGATTTCGAGCGGCTTGGTGCCCGCACGTAGAGGCGCACGTCCCGCACGCATCTTCGCGCGCGCGTTTTTTCCTGCCTATGGCTTGTCGAAAGAAATGAAGAGAGGGGATTTGGCAGTATGAGTGCTGGAACCTTGGTTTCTGGAAAGGAGTTGGCTGCGCACATCGGGTGCCGGCCGTCCTACATCGTCCAACTCAAGCGCGAAGGTCGTGTCGTGCCGGCTGACGGAGGCAAGGGCTATCTACTGGAAGCCTCGGTTGCGCTCTTTCGCGACACCCGCAGCCCCGCCCATGCCGGTGTAGCCCAACGGCACGCCAGCGGCCGCAGCGCGGCCCCAGCCGCTGCTGGCGAAGAGTTGGGGGAGGATGATGACGATGCGATTATCGATAGCTCGGCGGCGCCGGAAGGAAGCTCTCAGGCCCGTCGCTCACGCGCCCTGGCCGACAAAGCCGAGGTGGATGCCAAGGCTGCCCAGCGCGATCTGGACATCAGCCTCGGCCTGTTGCTTGATCGGCGCGACGTAGAGGCCGTGCTCGGCCAGGCTGCAGGCGCATTGCGCGCTGAGCTTGAGCGCATGGCAGACACGCTGGCCCCGCAACTGGCCGCCACGGTTGATGAGGTCCGTTGCCGCGAACTGGTGTGGAACGAAGTCAGCCACAGCCTGGAGGAGCTGAGTCGCGCCTTCCGCGAAGTGGCGCGCCCCGGCGAGGTGACCGCGTGAGCTATATGGGGCTGGCCTGCTCGGCAGAGTCCATCGGCAACGTGCTTTCACGCGCCCTGCAGCCGCGTCGGCCAATGAGCGTCTCGCAGTGGTGCGATGAGCACATGCGCCTTTCGTCGAAGGGCAGCAGCAAAGCCGGAAAGTGGCACACCGCCAACAATCCGCCGCTGCGCGAGCCGATGGACTGCATGTCCGCACGTAGCCCGGTCAAGAGCATGGTCTGCCAGTTCCCCATCCAGTTCGGCAAGAGCCAACTGGCCACCAACGCGCTCGCGTACTGGATGGACTATGCCCCGGCGCCCATCATGTACGCGCTGCCGGGCGAGGTCAGCCAGAACAAGTGGATCGCGCAGAAGCTCAACCCCATGATCGAAGTGGTGCCGGCGGTGCGGAAAGCGCTCAGCAGCACCGCCAGCCGCGACAGCGCCAACCAGCGCACCTTCAAGGACTTCGCCGGCGGTCAGCTGTACGTTGAGCATGCCGGCAGCCCGCAACGCCTGAAGTCCACCACCGCGCGCTATGTCATAGCCGACGAGCTGGACGAGTTCGCCCAGGCGCTGAGCACCGGCGACGACCCGGTCAAGATGCTGGACGGACGCACTAGCGCCTTCCCCAGCACGTACAAGCGGCTCTATATCAGCACGCCCACCATTGCCGGGCTTAGCCGGATCAACCAGCTGTACGAAAAGAGCGACCGCCGTCGCTACCACGTCCCGTGCCCCCACTGCGGGCACTACCAGGCCCTGCAGTGGAGCGGGCTGGTGTGGTCATCGGATGGAAAGGAAGCGTGGTACGCCTGCTGCGAGTGTGGCGCCTCGATCGATGAGCACCACAAGACCGACATGATCGCCGCCGGCCGCTGGGTACCGGAGAACCCCGACTCACCCATCCGCGGCTATACCATCAACTGCCTGTACTACCAGTTCGGCCTAGGCCCGCGCTGGGCGGAGCTCGCAGAGATGTGGCGCGACGTACAGAACGATCCGGCCGCGCTCAAGACCTTCATCAACGACCGCCTCGCCGAGACCTGGGAAGACCCGGCCATGCGCTCGGTGAAGCACTCCCTCGTCGCGGATCGGGCGGAGCCCTACAAACTGCGCGCCGCGCCAATCGGCGTGCTGGCTATCACTGTCGGTGTCGATACGCAGGACAACCGTCTGGCAGTGCACATCATCGGATGGGGCCGCGGCATGGCGGCCTGGACGCTGGACTACATCGAGCTGCCGGGCGATCCCGCGGAAGAGGCCGTGTGGCTCTCGCTCACCGATCTGCTCAACCGTCCCATCCAACGAGTGGACGGCGTGCTTCTGCGGCCAATGGCAAGCGCCATCGACGCCGGCGGTCACCGCACAGAGGCCGTCAAACACTACGTCCGCAGCCGCCTGATCACCCGGCCCATGTGCATCTTCGGCGCCGTGCCAAACAACGCGCCGCTGCTCTCCAAGGGCAAGCTGGTGGATGTCACCTGGCGCGGGCGCACCGACAAGCGTGGCATCACCGTGCACCACGTCGGCACCGTTGCCGCAAAGCATTACCTCTACAGCCGCCTCGGCGCCGACGCCGAGAAGCAGGTGGATGCCCGGCTGGTGCATTTCTCAGATGAGCTACCGGCAGAGTTCTTCCCCGGCCTCGTCTCGGAAATCTACAACCCGGTCAAGAACCGGTTCGAGAAGAAGGTGCAGCGCAACGAGCCGCTGGACACGTGGGTCTACGCCTATGCCGCTGCCCATCACCCGGAGCTGCGCCTGCATCGCTACACGCGCGCCGACTGGGATGCGCTGGAGGCACGACTATCCGTCGCTGCCGCAGTGACCGGGGATTCCCGTGAAACATCACCTCCAGCAAGTGGCAGCACCGCCCGGTCCGTTGATTCCCGTGGAACACCAAAAACCACCCGCCGCCGCAGCGGATGGGTCGATTCGGAGTGAAGAACAGAATGGCAGACGACATCAAAGTGGATGAACTGGTGGACCATATCCGCGAAAGCTACGCCGCCTCCATCCGTATCGCAGAGCCTGGCATTCCGGCTCACGCGGCGCTGCAGCTGGCCGACACGCTGGTGGCGGTGCAGATGGAGATCCTCGCTGGAAAACGTGTCAGCTACCGCGCGAAAGCGGCAATCGATGGCGATGCCATCACCGAGGACTGGCGCCGCGGCAAGCCGTTGCAAGAGATCATGCGCGACCACGGCTGCAGCCGCGCGGCCGCGTACAAGTACCACCCGAGCAAGCTGCAGCGCCGCGCCTGAAGAAAGTCCACGGTTTTCCACGACGGTGGACAAACCCATCTATATCTTGCGTGTCCATGTCGAACACGCAGCAACGTCTGGACGCTTACTACGCCGCCGAGGTGCGAATCCTCACGGCGGGCCTGAGCTGGCGCCTGGACATTCGCCAGCGGCAGGAAGCAGAGCTCGCGGAGATCCGCAAGGCCATCGCCGCGCTTGAAGGCAAGCTGGCGGCAGAGCAGGGCAAGCGCAGCGGCGGCAGCAGCCTGCGTTACCGCACGGCGGTGTTCAATGACTGACCGCGCCGGCGTCCGCATGAACCTGCTGGATCGCGGCATCGCCGTGTTCTCGCCGAGGTACGCGCAGCAGCGCATGTTCGCGCGTTCGGTGCTTGCCATGTACGAGGGCGGCCGCTCCACCAAGCGGCGCAAGAAGAGCCGCGACAACTCCACCGGTGACCGCCTGGTGGTGCGTGATGCGGCCACCGTCCGCGCCACCGTCCGCGACCTCGAGCGCAACTACGACCTGGTCGATGGCGCCATCACCACGTTGGTGCGCAACATCATCGGCCCGGCCGGTATCAGCATCGAGCCGACCCCGCGCAAGAGTTCGCCGGGCAAGGATTTCGACAGCATCGATGACGACTTCGCCCGCCAGCTGCTGGACCTGTGGCGGCAGTGGGTCGTCTCGCCGGAGGTCACCCGCACGCTCAACTGGGTGCAGTGCCAGGAGCTGGCCTGCCGCAGCTGGCTGCGCGATGGCGAGCAGTTCACCCAGCTGGTGGAAGGCACCGGTAGCTTCATCAAGCACGCCAGCAGCGTGCCGCTCTCCATCGAGCTGCTCGAGGCGGACGTGGTGCCGCTGGATTACGACGACGCCGAAAAGCGCATCAGCGCTGGTATCGAGCGCAACGGCTGGGGCCAGCCGCTGAACTACTGGGTCTACAAGAATCACCCCGGCAACGGCGGCTGGGTGGGCGAGAACAACCTCAAGTCCGTGCCGGCAGATCGCTTCCTGCACCTGGCCGTGCGCAAGCGCCTTTCCGGCCTGCGCGGCATCAGCCTGTTCGCCAGCGCCATCGATCGCCTGATCGACATCAAGGACTACGAAGAGTCCGAGCGCATCGCTGCCCGCATTGCTGCGCGCATCGCCGCGTACATCAAGCGCGACAAGGATATGGAATACCAGCCGCTGGCCGATGACGGCACAGCGGCCAACCCGGCAGAGCGCGATTTCCTGCTGGAAGCCGGCGCCATCTTCACCGAGACGCTGCCGGGCGAATCCATCGAGATGGTCAACCCGAACCGCCCGAACACCATTCTGGAGCGGTTCCGCATGGCCATGATGCGCGCCGTGTCGCGCGCCATTGGCCTGAGCTACTCCAGCCTTTCCGGCGACTACGACGGCACCTACAGCGCCCAGCGGCAGGAGCTGGTGGAGAGCTACGACGGCTACCGGATGATGACCGGCCAGTTCGTCGCCCGCTTCGTCCAGCCGATCTGGGAGCGCTTCGTCGCGCTGTCCATCGCCTCGGGCAAGTTGCGCGTTCCCGCCGGCATCCGCCCGGAAACCGTCGCCCAGGCCGTGTTCCGCGGCCCGAAGATGCCGTGGATCGATCCTGTGAAGGAAGCCAACGGCATCAAGCTGCTGGCCGAAGCCCGCGTGCAGTCCATCACTCAGGCCATCGCCGAGCGCGGTGGCCGCATGCAGGACGTCTTCGAAGAGATCGCCCGCGAGCGCTTCCTCGCTGCTGAGCTCGGTTTCTCGCTCGATGCGGCCGCCGCCGCGCCTGCAGAGCCGTCGCCCGATCCCGAAGACGAAAAGACGCCCCCGCGCCAGCGCGCCGCGCGTGCCCGCGCCCCCCACACTGGAGACAACGCATGAAGCCCACCCTGTTGGCTGCTGCGGTAATGGCCTCGCTCGCAATGGTTCCGCAGGCTTCGCCGCGTGGCACCACCGAGCGCCCGCATATCGAGCCGCTCATGCGGCTGCAGCCGCTGGCCGGCGCCGACGACGCCTATGAGCTGCTGATCTACGGCGACATCGGCGAAAGCTGGTGGGGCGATTCCGTCACCGCGCAATCCGTCGTGCTGCAGCTCAACGAGCTGCCGGCCACCGTCGCCACCATCAACGTGCGCATCAACAGCTACGGCGGCAGCGTGGCCGATGGCCTGGCCATCTACAACGCGCTCAAGCGCCACGGCGCCACCAAGGCCGTAACCGTCGACGGCGTGGCCATGTCCAGCGCCTCGCTGATCGCCATGGCCGGCGACACCGTGCACATGCCGGCCACCTCCATCCTCATGATCCACGCCCCGTGGGGCGGCATCGCCGGCAACGCGAAAGAGCTGCGCCAGTACGCCGACGTGCTGGATACCTTCGCCGAGGGCATGGCTGACGCCTACGTCGTCAAGTCCGGCAAGAGTCGCGCCGACATCTTGGGCCTGCTGCAGGACGGTGCCGATCACTACTACACCGGCGCCGAGGCTGTGGCCGAAGGCTTTGCCGATGCCGTGGATGAAGACGCCGCCGAAGACGGCGCCGCCGATGAGCAGGCCCGCGCCTTCGCCGCCATCGTCGCCCAGCGTGTGACCGCGCGTGGCGCCTCGCCGCAGCACGCCGGCATGGCCATCGCCGCAGCAATGCGCACGCGCTTCCCGGCTGCCAACGCTGCGTCGGCCTCCGCGCGGCTCACCGTCAACGTCGACCCCGCCGGCATTGCCGCCGCAGCGGCGGCCGCCCTCGCACCGAATCCGCCGGCCGCTTCGGCTGAGCCCACCCCGCCGGCGGATGCCGGTAATCCCACCGGAGACATCACCATGCTCACCCCCGAACAGAAGCAGGCACTGGCCGCCCGCCGCAATGCCATCCGTGCGCAGTTCGCCACGTTCGAATCGCGTACCGATTTGGACCAGGCCGCGCTGGCCACCCTGCGCCAGTCGTGCGAAGACGACACGGACATGACCGCCGAGCAGGCCGGCGCCAAGCTGCTGGCCTTCCTCGGCAGCGCGACCCCGGCCACGCCCAGTGCCGCCGGCGCACCGGCCGCCGCGCCCACCGGCTCGCTCACGCAGGACGAAACCGTCACCTACCGCGAGGGCGCATTCAACGCGCTGCTGCATCGTGCCAACCCGTCCGCGCACAGGCTGGAAGGCGCCGCTGTCCAGTTCCGCGGCATGGACCTGATGGACATGGCGCGCGATTCCGTCGAGCGCGCCGGCCACCGCACGCGCGGCATGTCCAAGCAGGAAATCGCGATCAAGGCGTTGCAGTCCACCAGCGATTTCCCGGCGATCCTCGGCAACACCGTCAACCGCAGCCTGCGCGCCGGCTACGATGCCGCGCCGCGCACCTTCCTGCCGTTCTCGCGCCAGGCCACCCTGCCGGACTTCAAGGAAATCAGCCGCGTGCAGTTGGGCGGTGCGCCCTCGCTGAAGCGCGTGGTGGAGGGCGGCGAGTACGAGCAGGGCAGCATCGGCGAAGGTGCCGAAAAGTACCGCGTGCACAAGTACGGCCGCATCGTAGCGCTGACCTGGGAAACTATCGTCAACGACGACCTGGACGCACTGAGCCGCATCCCGTTCGCGTTCGGCGCCAGCGCCTCGGATCTGGAATCCGATCTGGTCTACGCCATCCTCACCAACAACCCGAACATGGCCGATGGCGTTTCCCTGTTCCACGCCACCCACGGCAACCTGGGCACCGCCGCCAAGCTGGCCGATGCGCTGGACCCGAGCAAGGCCAACCCGCTGGCCGCCATGCGCAAGGCCATGCGTCTGCAGAAGGGCATCGAGGGCCGCTATATCACGGTCAACCCGCAGTTCTTGATCGTGCCGCCGTCGCTGGAAGAAGTGGCGCTCAAGGCCACCAACGCCGCCATCGTCGCCGCCAAGGGCGTGGACTTGAACGTCACCGGCGTGACGCTCACCCCCATCGTGGAGCCGCGTCTGGAAGACGGCAGCGCCATTGCATGGTTTGGCGCCGCATCGCCGGGCGTCATCGACACCATCGAGTACGCCTACCTGGAAGGCCACGAAGGCGTGTTCACCGAAACGAAGCAGGGCTTCGAAGTCGATGGTGTGCAGGTCAAGTGCCGCCACGTCTTCGGCGCCAAGGCCATCGACCACCGCGGCTTCTTCATGAACGCCGGCCTGGCGTGATCGGCGATGGGTGCAGGCATGCCTGCACCCCTGTAGTGCGGAACCACTTCCCCTTCTTCAGAGGTCAACCCCATGAACAACGCTCATTCCAGCGGCGACACCATCCAAGTGCCCGCGTCGGCCGCTGTCACCAGCGGCGTACCCTTCATCCTCGGCGCTTTGCTGGCCGTGCCGGTCACCACCGTCGCTTCTGGCGAACTGGTCGCCGCGAAGATTGAAGGCGCCTTCACCTTCCCGAAGCTGAGCACTGCGGTCATCACCGCTGGCGCCAAGCTGCATTGGGATGCCTCCGCGGGCGAGTTCATCGTCGCCGCCAGCGCCACCGGCGACCTCGAGAACTGCGCCGTGGCCATCGCTGCTGCCGGCAACGGCACCGCCACCGTGGTGGCCAAGCTTCTGCCCGGCGTCGGCGCAGTTAAGGCCTGATCCACACCCACCACCCCGCACATACGCCCGGTGTCGTGTGCGGTGGTGGGACTTCTATCCGATCCCAGGGGGAACACCGTGAGGCTGACCGAAATGGCCACCGAAACGAGCAACAACGTCGCGCCTATCGTCGCCAAGGTATCGACCTACGGTGGCAGCGCGGGTGCGGTGTTCTTCGGCTTGACCGCCAACGAGATGGCCGCCTTGGGCGGCCTGCTGATCGCAGGCGTTGGTCTGTTGGTGTCGCTCTTCTTCCAGGTCCGCAATGACCGCCGGAACAACCAGCGGCACAAGCTCGAGATGGAGCGCCTGCAGCGTGAGGTGGATCACCATGTCTGAGCGCAGTGGCGTATCTCCGATCCGCGTGGCCGCTGCCAGCTTGCTGCTGAGTGCGGTGGCATTCGCTGGCTGGGTCGCCAAAGAAGGCGACGGCCCCACGGCCGTTCGAACGGATGGACAGGTAGTCCACAAGCCCTACATCCCGACAAAAGGCGATGTTCCGACCATTGGCCACGGCTCCACGCGCTACGAAAACGGCACACCGGTACGGCTTTCCGATGCGCCAATAACCCGTGCGCGTGCGCAGCAGCTCGCGCGCAATTTGCACAGCGAGGAAGAGGCGCGCTTCAAGGCGTCCATCCCCGGCGTTTCACTCACGCAGGGTGAGTACGACCTGTACATTGATTTCATCGGTCAGTACGGCATCGGCAACTGGCGCAGCAGCTCCATGCGCCGCCGCTTGTTGGAAACTCGCACCGCAACGCCGGGCCAGCTGTCGGGCCTATACCGCGCCGCGTGCGACGCTCTGCTGGCGTGGAAGAAGCAGGACGGACGTGATTGCTCGCTCCCGCAGAACTGGGGCCCGAAGGGCTGCAAGGGCGTGTGGACCCGCCAGCAGGAACGCCACGCAAAGTGCTTGGCCGAGCAGGTGGCGCAATGATCACCCGCATCCTCGCCGCGCTGATCCTCATACTGCTCGCGGTTGTTGTGTGGCAGCGCGGCAGCGTGTCCATCGCCCACCGTGCCGCCGACAACGCCGGCGCAGCCCGCGATCGTGCCGAGGGCCAGCGTGACGCTGCCAAGGTTGAGCTGTCCCAGGCGCAGGCCGTCATCACCACCGAGCGTGCCAACGCGGCCAAGGCCAGCGCCGTGGCCGCCCAATACGAAAAGGACAAAGCCGATGCGCAAGCCGCTTCTGATCGCCTTGTTGCTGACCTGCGCGCTGGCAACCAGCGGCTGCATGTCCGCTGGCAGGCAGCCATCGCCACCAGCGAACTGTCCGCAGCCGCCGCAGCCGGCGCCGTCGCTGATGGTGGAGCCGCAGACCGGTATGAAAGTGCGGGCCGAATTATTGGCACCGCCGACGCCTGTGACGCGCAAGTAAAGGGCTTGCAGGCGTTCGCGCTCGTCTGCAGTGGGGGCGTCGGGCTATGAGCAAGATCAGCATCACAGTAGACGCAGATAACATGCTCGGGCGCCAGTTCACTGACCTGGAGCGAAAGAACCTTCCCTTCGCGATAGTGCAGGCTTGCAATGCCACGGCGGTGGATATCCGCCAGCAATGGGCCAGCAACGCGCCGCGCGTGTTTGAAAACCCAACGCCGATGACGCGGAAGGCCGCGCAGTATCGCAAGGCAACGAAGCAGACGCTCTATGCTGAGATATTCCTGCGTGACGAAGCCAGTAACGGCAATCCACCCGCCAAGTTCTTGCAGACTGAGGTGGAGGGCGGAGAGCGCCGGAAGAAGGGCTTTGAACTGCTGCTGCAGCAGAAGGGCGTGATGCCGCCCGGCATGTTTGCCGTTGCGGGGCAGGGAGCCAAGTTGGATCAGTACGGAAATGTCCCGTCGCGACAAGTCAGCCAGATCCTCTCCCAGCTAGGCGCGCGTCAGGACAACCTGCAGAATCAAACTAAAAGCAGCGCTTCTCGGCGCCGCGCGAAGCGAAAGCGTGGCGGTGAGTACTTCTCGCTGCAGGCCAAACGAGGGAAGTTGATCCCTGGTGTTTACGAGCGTATTGCCACAGGCTTTGGCTCCGCCGTCCGCAGCATATTCATCTTCACCCCGAAGGCGAACTACAAGCCGCGCTACAACATTTTCGGCCTGGCGCAACGGGCATGGGACAAGCTGATGCCGTTCCATTTCAATCGTGAATTGGCAAAGGCGTTGGAAACCTCGAAATATCGGGGGCGCGAATGAGCCAGAAGGCATTCATGCGTGATTTCGATCAGTCCGCAGTCGCTTCCTTCATGGACGCAGGCATGGCGGACACGGCGCTGTATACAGCCCCTGGTGTCGCGGGTGTGCCCTGTCATGTAATGGTCGATCGGGGCACCCAGATATGGGGCGATGATGCTTCTCCTGTTGCCTTGAGCGAGATCAGCGTGAGCTTTCAGCGCGCCGAGGTTGAGCCCCTGAAGGGCGGAGTCGTCGTGGTGGATGGCGACACCTTCCGCCTCACCGATCTCGTCAAAGACGACGGCTCGCTGGTGCGCTGGTTGGTGGTGCCACATGTCTGACAGAACGCCCCGCCGCCAGCTTCTCGATGCTCTTGTGTTGAATCTCAAACGTATTGATGGGGCGCCGCCATATCTCACTAGCGTTGGTGAGGTTGTCACGTTGGAGCCCGGTCAGCTGGACCCAACCCGCGTAGAGGATGGCTTGGCCGTCTATATCGAGAGACAGGAACGGGCCACGGACCCCGCTCTCATGCGCACGCACCGGCTCACTACAGCGGCCATTGTCGTGAAGCGCCAGGGCGGAATCGCAGCGGAAGGGGCCTTGGATGCTGTTCTCGACGATATCGAGCGCGCAATGGATGGGCGCCAGCAGACGTGGCCGCAGGGCTACGGTGCGCCTTCCTATCAGTCGATGGAGCCGTTGCGCGCCCCTGCTGGTGCTGACTGGATTGGAGCGTTGGTCCGCTACACCTCACACATTCCCAAACTTCATCGATAACCGCCGCCCCGCGGCAAAACTGGAGAACACCCAATGAAAGACCATAGTTACCTGGGCAGCGGTAAGGTGTCTGTGCGCGAGTATGGCGCGCCAGCTCCCTTCGTTGAGGTTGGCAATTGCTCCGCCGTCAATCTCAGCCCGCAGACAAACGCCCTGAGCCTGCCCGATTACACCCAGCCGGGCGGCGGTGAGCGCAACAGCGTGGAGCGGCTGACCGGTGTTGAACTGGCCATCACGTTCCACGACTTCGCGCCAGGGAATCTAGCGAAGTTCCTGCGTGGTTCTGTATCCACCTCTGTGGCCGGCAATACACTCGAGGAGGAGGTGGTTGCGTACAAGGGTGGCTTCACGCCGCTGGCAAAGATCGCCAGCAGCATCACCGCAGTTAAGGGTGCTAGCGGTGCCACCACATACGATCCCGGGACGGACTATGAGTTCCGAGATGGCGGAATCTACATCCCGGATGGCAGCACCATTCCCGCTCCAGTGGCTGGTGCAGCCAATATCAAAGTGACCTACGCCAACTTGGCTCAGTCTACCGTTCAGGCGCTTACGAGTGCTGGTAAACAGTACGAAGTACTTTTTACTGGCGTCAACGAGGCGCAGAGTGGCAAGCGCGCCCGCATCCTGCTGCATAAGGTGAGCATGGGGATTCTGCAGCAATGGGCACTGATCGGCGAGGACTATGGCGGCGGTGAAGTTACCTCCAAGCTGCTGAGCGATAGCAGCAAGGGTGCTGGGCTGTCTGCGTACTTCCGTGCGGACTTGGAAGACGTGGCATGACGCACGCTGACAAGGAAGACATCGATGTGCTGGCACCCGCCAGCACGTCGGTGGCCTATCGGAATGAGAAGGTCCTTCTGGAGCCGATCAAGATCGGCGACGTTCCGGCTTTGGTGCGTGCCATTCGCCCAATGCTCGCCAGCGCTCAGGCGTTGGCAGTGCCTTCCACCGCGCAGGAAGCGGGCGCAGGCGGGGCTGGGATAGCGGGTATCGAGATCACATTCGATCTGCTGTTCGGCCTGATCGAAGACCACGCGGATGGCCTCTTCACCGCTGTTGCCCTTCTCACTGCACGTGATGCTGAGTGGATCCGCAACGGCGACCCGGCTGAGTTCATTGAGTTGGCACTCGCGGCAGTCGAGGTCAACCGGAATTTTTTTATCCATCGGGTCGCGCCGCTCCTGGGCGGCCGGGCAAGAGTGTTGCTTGGGGTTGGGCAGACGCCGTCCAGCTCCTGATTCAAAGCGGGCATAGCTTCGGCGAAATCAAGGCTTACACGCTTGCGCAGGTTGAGGCCTTCTCGGAAGCCGCCGCCAGGGGCCGCCGGCGACAGTTGGCGGACGACGCGGTCACCGCTCGGGCCGCCCAGTACGACGAGACGGGCTTCAAAAAGTACCTCAAGACACTGATGGACTGACATGGCTAAGAACGACCCCAATCTTCGCGTTCGCATCTCCGCTGATATCAACGATATCAAGCAGGGTTTAGCGCTTGTGCGTGGTGAGGTTGCCAAGTTCAAGCAGGAGGCCGCGCAAGCTGTTGACCTCAAGGGGATGAACGAGGGCTTCAACAACCTTCGATCGACCCTTGCAGGTCTTTTCGCCGGCGTAACCGTGGGCAGCTTGTTCCGTACTGTGATTCAGGAAACGCGCGAGGCGGGTGATGAGGTTGCGCAGTTGCGTGCCGTACTCAAGTCTACCGGCGAGCAGGCTGGCTTCACATCTGCTCGGCTGCTTGAGATGGCCGACACTCTGGCTGATAGCACCACGCATAGCGCCGGCGAGATCGTGAAAGCGCAGACGCGGTTGCTTTCTTACACTGGCATCGTCGGTGAGCAGTTCCCCCAGGCATTGCAGATGGCAATTGACCAGTCGGCACGACTGGGCGAGAGCATTGAACAGTCCGCGGAAACGATTGGCAAGGCCCTGGACAAGCCATCCCAGGGCGTTGCCGCGTTGACCAAGCAGGGCTTCAAGTTCACCGAGGCTGAGAAAGAGCGGATGAAGGTGCTCGAGAAGGCAGGCCGGGTCGGAGAGGCGCAAAAGATCGTCCTGGATGCCATGGCTGAGTCCTATGCCGGGGCGGCCAGCGCGGCCCGCAACACCTTCGGCGGGGCAATGACGGCGGTTGGGAACTCCCTGCGGGATCTGATGGATGGTTCTGGTGGAACCGGCATGGGCGCGGCCACGCGAGCAATCAATGAGCTGGCGCTAGCCCTGAAGAGTCCTGAGGTGCGTAAAGGTTTCAATAATCTCGCCACTGCCGTTCTCAATGCGGTGGCTGGCTTTGCGAAGTTCATTGCGCAGGACGGCGTCAAGTACCTGCGTCTGCTTGCGGAAGCGGCGGCGTTTGCAGTCAAGCATATTGACGTCTTGGCTGTTGCTATTGGTACGTACCTCGCGGTTCAGGGCATTGGTGCCGCAATTACGGGGATCACCGCGATGATTAAGGGGCTTGCAGCATTGCGAGCTTCGCTAATCGCCACCGAGGTGACCGCAAAAGGGCTGCGTGCCACGTTTGCCACGATGGGTGGGCCGATCACGCTGGCGATCGCTGCACTCTCAGCAGCTCTATATGTCTTGTATCAACGCACGCAAGAGGCTGCAGAGGCGGCCGAGCTTCATCGTGAAGCGTTGCGTGAGAACGTAGCCATGTCCAAGGCCAGCCGTGATGCTGCACTTGAGGATGCGACAGCAAAGCGCAAACAAGCACTGGAGACTCTTAACGCGGCAAAGGCAGCGCTAGAAGAGCGTCGAGTTCGAATGATGGACACCACCTCTGTGTACGCCCGTGGCGGGGACCGAGGCGATGCAGCCGCGCTCTCCGCTGCGAACAACGTGACCCGGGCCAGGGTTGAGGTAGACCGCGCGCAGAAGGAATTTGACGACTGGGGCAGGAGACTTGTTGAGCTCTCGATGGAGATCACCGAGGAGGTACTTGCTGGATCTGGCTCGGTCGCAGAGGCTGCTGCTACCGCGACCGGCAAAGCGCTCGCGAAGTCCAACGCTCTTCTATTGGACAGTGCGACGCGTCTCCTTGCAGAGCTTGATCGACAGTACGCTGATAGCGCAATCGGGATAGATGAGTACTACGGTCGCCGTCTCGCCATCCAACAAAGGCTGATTGACCTTCAGGTCGAGCAGGCCCGATCTGAATTGGCCATCGCGACCGATCTCGGACAGCGGCGGACGTTGGAAGAGCAGATCATTAAGCTTCAGCGTGATCGTGCTGAGGCGGGGGTTGCTGGTGCACGCGATCAGCAGCAGGCGTCCGAAGATTTGGCCAAAAAAATTGGTGACGTTCATCTTCGCTTGATGGAGCTGGATGGTCGCACTGGCGATGTCGAGCGCGCGAATCTTGAAACCGAGTATTTGGACCTGTTTAAGAAGCTTGACGCCAATAGCGACGCCACCGGTCGCAAGATGGTGGAGAACCTCATTGACAGGTTGGTGGCAAAAGCAAAAGGCGACGAGCTGAAGCGTGCTGGCGACGATATAGCGAGCGCTTTGCAGGGCAAAGAAACGTCTGTAGGTGCGCAAGTGGCGGGCGGCATGCTTGGCTATAGCGAGGGCGAGCGGCAGATTGCCGCTGCGCGAGCTAAGGCATTGACTGACCTTCGCGCCCTTCGCGCAGCCTCTGTGGCCGCCCTAGCTGACATGAAAGAAGGCACCCCGGAGCATGCCGCGGTGCTCGCAGGTATTGGCGCGATTGACGTGCAGATTGCGAACATAACTGCCTCACAGGAGGTGTTCAAGCAAAAGATGGAGGCCATCGCCGAATCCTCATTCGGTGATTTCCTAGCTGACCTGACTACAGGTGCTAAGAGCTTTAAGGAGGCATTTGCAGACATGGTCAAAAGCTTTGTCGCCGGCGTGGCGAAAATGGTCGCGCAAGAGATTGCCCTGCGCGCTATCAAGGCCGCGTTCAGCGCGTGGGGCGGCAACGGTGCCGCTGTGGGCGCTTCCGTTGCGCAGCAGCATACGGGCGGGATGGCAGGTCAAAGCGCTGTAAGGGTACGCGTCAACCCGATGTTGTTCGGCCAAGCGCCCCGCTACCATTCCGGAGGCATAGCAGGACTGGCGCCCGATGAGGTACCAGCGATCCTGCAGACCGGTGAGCGCGTCCTGTCGCGCCGGCAGACTGCGATGTACGACGCCACCCTGGCAGCCGGAGCGAATGCAGGAAGGGTCACTACTCCCATCGTCGCAATCGGTGACGACGCCGTAGCCAATGCCATGGCCAGTGCGGCGGGTGAGGACGTAGTGGTGACCATCGTGCGAAACAACTGGGAGGGGCTGCAGCGTGGCAGCGACTAATCCAGAGTTGTGGCCCTTTGTAGGTGCCGGCGACCTGTCATGGCAGCCAGAGTGGCTTACAGAGGTGCTGCGCCCGAGCGCGGGCCTTGTGCAGAACCGTCAGCTCCGCGATGAGCCGCGCGTACGTGTTGCGTTCCAAGGCATAGCGTCTGGCCAGCACCGCCGCTGGCTGGAGAACCTGCTGGATCGCAACGGTGCCCGCCGGTGGCATGTTCCGCTTCCAGGTGCAGGCTTTGCGCTGGCTGCGCCGTTGGGCGCCGGGGCGGCGGGCGTGCCTGGTGCCACTGCCGGCACACTGCTGCGCGCCGGGGGCAAGGTTGCGTTGGTCCCAGAGGATCCGCGCAAGGCGGAACTGTTCACGGTTGGCGACGTCCAGCCGACCGGCGTCGTTCTGGAGGGCAACACGGTCAATGCACACGCCGCTGGCACTCGCGTGCTGCCTGTGTTCGAGGGGCGACTTGGAAGCATCCCTGTGCTGTCACGTTTCACCGGGAATGCCGCACCCTGGGCGGCGGAGTTTGAGTTGGTCGAGGCGCTGCCGATCGCGGCCGGTGCCAGTCCGACCCTATATAGGACCTTCCCGATTCTGGACCTGCCGATGGATTGGTCGTTCGATCCGACTTGGCAGCCGCAGCGTGAAGTGGTCCGCGAGGACAACGACACCGGCCCGGTGTGGACAGCTGATCTGCTCGGGCAGTCGCTGATGAGCATCAAGCGGCTGTGCACCGCCGTGGGTGCTGTAGAGGTGGCGCGAGTGCTGGGCCAAGTCTGGGCGCTGGCCGGTCGAGCGAACCCGGTGTGGGTCCACACCCACGGCCAGGATCTGGTGTTGGCGGCCGGCGCGAGCGGGGCCAGCACGACGATCGACGTGGAATGGGCGGGGCTTGGCGTTGGTACCCGCCCAGCGGGGCGCCGTGACCTTTGCATCGTGCTGCGCGACGGATCGACGTTGCTCCGCCGCGTGACGGCAGTGACAGCCGTTGGAGCAAACGTGGAGCGGTTGGCATTGGACTCGAGCCTGGGTGTGGCTATTGCCCCTGCCGACGTGGTGCAGATCGCTTGGTTGTCGTTGTGCACACAGGCTGCAGATCTCGTGCGCATCAACTGGTGGAAGTTTGACGTGGCGCAGATTGAGCTTTCGTTTCAGGCGGTGCCCTTTGAGCATTGAGGGAGGGCTCCATGTTCGGTGCGCGTGAGATTGCCCGCTTCTTCGGGCAACCAGTCCACTTGTTCAGGTTCACCTTGGGGCCGCTCTCCTGGCGCTTCACGAATGCCTCCACGCCTATCACCCTGGGCGATGAGGTATTCGTTCCCACTGGCATCAGCCGCAGCGCCGTGCGCGAGACGGCAGAGCGGGCAAAGAACCAGCTCACGATCACCATGCCCTACGCCTTGGACCCAGGGGCGCATGATCCGCCGCCAACGCAAGCATTTGGGGCTATCTGGCGCCCATACCCGCCATCCGAGCGCGTGTTCGTCACATGCATGGCAATGCACCGAGGTGATGACGACGCTGTCGTGGAGTGGATGGGCCACGTCGTGCAACCCGAGTTCACCGATACCCAGCTCAAGCTGACATGCGATCCAACGATCGCCCGCCGGCGTGCCAAGGGTGGTGGCCGACGTGTGCAGCGTGCCTGCGAAGTCGCCGTGTACGGGCAAGGATTGGGGCAATGCAATCTGCTCAAAGAGGCGTTCGCCATTCCAGCCGTCGCCGCGTCAGTGAGCGGCCTGTCGGTGACCGCTCCTGAGCTGTCGGCCGCACCGCTGGCACTGGCTGGCGGCTTTGTTGAGTGGACGCTGCCGAACGGCCTGGTGGAGCGCCGGACGATCATGTCCCACGCCGGCTCCACGATCGAGCTCGACTATGGCGCCTTCGCGCTGGAGCCGACACTGGCATTCATAGCCTATCCGGGTTGCCCCCACACCTGGGCAGCGTGCGAAGAGCGTGAGAACACTGACAACTATGGTGGGTGCCTGAACCTGCCGTCGAAGAACCCATGGAGCGGCAATCCCCCGTGATGAAGAACGACGACTTTCGCCGATGGATGCACCTCACTGGGTGGCGGCTGCGGTACCTGTGGCTGGACACGCCGATTGGACGCTGGATCAATCTTGGCGCAGCAGCGCTATTACTGATTCTGGCGGTCTTCGTGCTTTCTGATGCACACAGCGCAGCCAAGGTTGGAGAACCTGTTAGCGCGGCGATTTGGGTGCAGCTCGTGATCATGGTGGTCTCGAGCCTGATCCTGCTGGCGCTGACTCCAAAGACCCCAGACGCAACCGATCAGGCGAACGAAGCGCCAAGGGTGGAAGATGGCGCCGGTGTGCGTATGGTGTTCGGGGAGGTCTGGGTAACAGACCCGGCGGTAATCGGCTGGAAGAAGATGGGCACGAAGACCATCCGCGGCAAGAAGAGCGGATTCAACGGCAGGCCCATCATCGGTTTCTGGTACAAGCAGCTGTTTCACTTCGTACTGTGCCGTGGGCCAGTCGATGCCGTACTGGAGTTTCGCGGAGGTGACAAGACCGCGTGGAAGGGGGAACTCACTGCTAGTGGCGAAGTGCAGATCAATCAGCGCGAGCTGTGGGGCGGGCAAGGTACCGGCGGTGAAGGCGGCATTGAGGGCCCGCTGGAGTTCCTGTTCGGTGACGCGGATCAGCAGCCCAGTAGCTACCTAGCCGGCGCCCTCGGCACACAGCAGCCTGCTTATAGGGCATTGCTGACGGCGCTATTCAAGGGCGGTCTGTGGGGGGCGTTCTCCCCGTACCCGAAGGCTGCGTCGTTCAAAGTCCGCCGAATACTGGAAGGCTGGGAGAGGGGGGAGGGGCCGTGGCTTCCCGATAGCGCGGTGATTTGGTTGGATGTCGCCTCCGAGTTCATTGTCTGGACCGAAATGTTCTCAGATGGCTTGAACTCTTACAGTGTACTTGAAGGATCCAAGGCACCGTTTACGACTGCGTCTGACCAGGTCAGCATTGCGGCCTCCACGCGCTCACGCATAACGCGAGATATCCCGGCAGTTACTTCGTCGTCCCAGTTCCGCAGTATTGAATTCGAATTCTTTCTAGTGAATGCGGCCTCGGGTAACTCCGGGGTGGTTCAGATCTACTCCGCCGCAGGTGCCTACGTGCACGGGTTCAATCCGCGCTGGGGTAACAGCACACTTCCGCTGATTGGATACAACAGCAACGAAGGCCCAACAGCCAGTATCGGTTCATCACCGTTGGCAGACGGGCGGTGGTACCGCTACACAGCGACCTATGACTCTGTTGCGATGTTGCTGAATTGCGCAATACACGATGTTGCATCGGGGGCTTTGTGGGGCGAGGTCAGCGTAAGCGGCCCATCCCTGCCGATCAGTAGTTTAAGGCTATGGTCTGGCCCCGATGCCGTCCGCATTCGCGGGATCAAGATCAACCATGTTGATTCGCGTCTCCAGGCAATGAATCCTGCGCACGTCATTTACCAATCCATTACCGATAGTTGGATGGGTGGCGAGCCAGAGGCCGGAATCAATGACGTTGGATTCCGTGCAGCAGCGGCAAAGCTCCATGCTGAAGGATTCGGCATATGCACAGAATGGGATTCGACGAGCGAGTCCGTTGAGGCATTCCAGCAGCGGATATGCGACGTGATCGGCGCCAACCTTTCGCGTAGCCCAATCGACGGGCTATGGAATCTCGATTTGATTCGCGCTGGGTACGATACCGATGTCCTGGAGACACTGACAGACGACGACATCCTCGACTACAGCGAGCAGCCGGGCACCATGCAGGATGCCGTGAACCAGGTCATTGTCGAGTGGCGTGACCCGCAGATGCGCGAGGACCGCTCGACAGCTCCGGTGCAGTCCCTTGGTGGAGTCCAGGCTGTCGGAGCAGTGGTTGGGGAAGTGTCGACCTATCGGGAGCTGCCTACAGAAGCGCTCGCGTTACGTGTTGCCGCTCGGAATCTGCAATCCAAGGCAAGGCCACTCCGTCGCATTTCATGCAAAGTGACCCGGATCGGGTTCGGATGGCGGCCAGGCCAGGTCATCCGCTTGCAGTCGTCGAAGCGGGGTATTGCCAGCATGTACTGCCGTATCGGTGATGCCGACAGGGGAACCCTGCGTTCTGGCGCCATCTCCCTGACGCTACTGCAGGATGTGTTTGGCTTGCCGCAATCGGTGTATGTATCGCCCGAACCTGGGACTGGCGCAGATGAGGACCTGCCCCGACCTGTTGCTGCATCTCTTGCAATGGAGGTTCCCTACGCACTTCTGGCTGCTCTCCAGCCGCCTGGGGAGCTAGCTGCGATGCCTGTCGATTCCGGGTACCTATTTGCTGTTGGCACCCCAGAAGCTGGTGAGATCGATTACAGCTTGCAGGCTGATGCAGGCGCTGGTTATGTGGAGCAGGCAGAGTCCGACTGGGCTGCGACGGCTGTAAACACTGTAGGCGTAGATCGATTTTCAACCGTCATCCCGTTCACTGCATCAAGAAGGCTTGACGAAGCGGTGCTGGGCTCTATGGTGCTTTGGGGTCCCGAAATATGCAGGCTAGATGCCATAGATGTCATTGGTGGCACGGTGACTCTGGGCCGAGGTTGTGCTGACACGCTGGCCGTGTTCCATGATCCGGGTGACAGGTTGTGGGTAGTCGACGATTCAATCGCGCTGGATGCCACGCGCTATAGCGATGGCACTGTCGTATCGCTAAAGCTGTTGCCGCGTACATCCAGCCAGCGGCTGGACCTTTCTGCAGCGGCCTCCTCGATTGTCGAGTTTGACAGCCGTGCAGCTCGGCCGTATCCGCCCGTTGGTTTAACCCTCAACGGTGAAATGGCTCCGGTTGAGATCTTTGAGACCGCGGACGTCGAGTGGCGCCACCGCGATCGCCTGGCCTCCGCAGATCAGCTAGTTGACCAGACGGCTGCGAGTGTCGGCCCCGAGGCTGGCACTACGTACACCGTGCGCTGGTTCATAGATGGCGCGTTGGAACACGTCGAGACGGGTGTGGTTGGAACAACGACAAGCTACACGCCGACAACCGACGGAGAGCTTCGCGTGGAAGTGGAGGCGGTGCGCGAGGGCATCGCGAGCTGGCAAATGCAGGTCGTTACTTGCGGTTATAGAGTTTCGAGCTATAGCGACTATGTGGACCAGAGCGACGGCGTCTACGTCGATCAGAACGGCCAAATTTACAACGGATAATGAGATGACAACCAAGCGTTTTGGAGACAGTCCGCAGCTGGTGGAGCTGGCAGGCACTGAGGTTATTCCAGCGACTTCGGTAGCTGGGGGCACGGATACTGCGAGCAATCCTGTTGCAGCGGGCACGGACATAAGAATCCCATTGCAGCAGTTGCTGCTGCTTGGGCTGAAGGTCCATGTGGTTTCAATAAGTGGTGGGGTAGCGACCATTGATTGTGGGGGTGGATTGAGTCGGAACCACACAATCACGCTGACAGGCAATGTCACACTGGCCCTTTCAAACCTTGCTCCGGCGGGCTTTGCGACCGAGGGCGAGATTCGCATCGTTCAAGATGCAACGGGCAGCAGAACGTTGACCCTTCCGGGCGCGTTCAAGCCGCTCGGCGGGAGTGATACGGCCGTAAAGAGCACTGCTAACGGTGTGACGATCCTTTCGTTCAAGACAGTGAACGACGGGACGACAGTGGAATATGCGATGCAGGAGAGCGCCTGATGCTCCGCCGGTTGATGATCGCGGGCGGGGGAGGGGTTGCGCCAATGCTGACAACTTGGAACCCGGGATACTTATCGGCAGCGGCGGCGGTTGCTACATCAAACACCGAGCTACGCGCGTCGTCCACCGCGACCTATGCCAATAGCAGGAGCCTTTCCATATTGTCTGGGGATGTCTATTTCAGCGCCAGATGCGAAAGGGGGTCATCTAACAACTTCGGTTTTGGGGTCGCTGATGCGGGCGTAAACCTGACGGCATCGGGCTCATATGTGGGCGCTGGCGCAAGTATCGGGATCTGGCAGGAGGGGCGAATCTACGCGGGCGGTAGCACGCTTGTATCGGGGCTCACAGTTCCGACCATGCAGGATATTGAGGTTGCAGTTCGAACATCGACCCGGCGTGTGTGGATCCGGCAGACGGGCGGCGCGTGGATTGGCGGGGGTGATCCAGTGGCGAACACGACGCCAACTTACACACTGGGCGGAACCGGTGCGATACATGTGGCGGGATCGCTCGACCCCAGGACTGGCGGCACCGCCAACGCTTTGATTCGCTTGCCAACCAACCCAGTTGGTGTCACCGGAGTTGCGCCTGCGGGCTTTACTGTCGGCGTGCCGTAGCGACTAAACCATCCCCTGCAGGCTCCCCTCCGGCTGCACCCCGAGCTTCACTAGCCAAGTGGCCACCATTTCGATGATGGCCGTCTCGTCTTCAGGGTATTGGTCGATAAGCCGTTCTTCGACCTCATCGCAGATGCCCCAAAAGGTCTCTGATTCGCCGTGCTGCAGCAGGGCGTGCCGGATCTCATTGAACGCCAGCTCGTAGTCCGATAGCTGCTCACTCATGCTCCGGCCCTCGTTCCAGCATGCCGCACTCCCAGATGATCTCCTCGACCCGGTTGTGGAAGTAGGTCAGGTCCATAGGGGCGACCAGCTGTTCGATGACTTCGGCCTCGCCGGCGACGGCATCGACTTGGTCCTTGGGCGCGTAGTCCCGGGCAATTCGAGCCGCCTTGACGCGTAGGCCATGGAGTTGGTCGTCCAGCTCTTCTCGGGTGATGGCGTTCATGGACAAATCCTATGCCCAACGGGCGTTATGCTCTGGTCAAACGGAGGTTACGCGTGTGCTATTCAGCTCAGATCGAAGCCGACTACAAGAAGCTCCTAGCCAACTTCGGGCCGGTGATGTCCCTGGGTGACTTCACGCAGCTTTGGCTGAAGAACAACGGCAGTGAGCGGCACAAGGTGCCCAGAGGTCTCATCGAGACAGTGGGGCCACTGTTGCCCGATGACGCCCAGCAAGCGTTTGCCCAAGGGTTCGCATCGGATGAGTTGGAGTGGCAGGCCGAGCTGTTCAAGCAGAAGAAGCGCCTGGCCGACAACGCGCGGAAGCTGTCAACCAAGTTCACCAAGACGGCGGAGAAAGAGGTTGGCATAGCCGGGAGAAAGATCGAGCAGCTGAAGGGCTGGCTGGACGATCTCCACCGAAAGCGACTCGGGCCGCGCGATTGGGACTTCTTTCCACAGTGGTACGCGCCAGTCATGGTTCGAGAGGGCGACGGCTATGCAATCAAACCGATGCGCTACCAGCTGCGGAAGCCGGGTCTGCCGGCGTCCTCGGACTATGTCGGCGAGGGCAAGACGCGCCGGCTGTCCGGGACGTACAACGCGCGTCGGGACAACCTGGAGCGCTATTGGCGCAAGCAATTTGGCTACACGCATGGGCTGATGGTCGTGGACACCTTTATGGAACACGTGCAGGACGAGCAGGGGGTAAACCATCGGCTCCGTTTCACGCCAAGGACCGGAGAGCCAATGTTCGTGGCGTGCTTGTGGGCCAACTGGGTTGACCCTGCTGGGGTTGAGCCGGACATGCTCTGCTTTGCCGCGGTGACCGATGACCCGGAGCCCGAGGTGGCCGCCGCAGGCCACGACCGGACCATCATCAACATCAAGCCCGAGCACGTGCAGGCCTGGCTCAACCCGGACCCTGCCGACCTGCAGGCGCTGTACGCGATCTTCGACGACAAGCGGCACCCGTTCTACGAGCACAAAGTAGCGGCATAAGAGCTGCCCTTGCGGTAGATCCTCGCCGGCAGGCTCGCATACCACGTGCGGCATTTGGCCCAGCACCCAGCGAGCAGGCGATAGCTACCGGTGAAGGGACTCCGGCCGCAAATTCGTATAGCGCTTCAAAGAGTGCCAATCGCGGTGGCCGGTGACAATGGCGACCTCTTGGATCTGATAGCCCTGCTCGAACAGCCGTGAAGTGCCTTCATGGCGTAGGTCATGGAATCGAAGGTCTTCGATGCCAAGGCGTAGGCAGGCGCGGCCCAGGGCAGCGGTAACGCTGTCTCCCTTGTAGGGGAAGATCAGCCCCTTGCGCTGCGTGGCCTCAGCTTGGCGATCAATGATCTCGGCGGACCTTCCAAGCAGTGGAACCCACTGGTCGTTGCCGTCCTTTATCTTCGGGTCTTTGCGGTCGCGGATCAGGATCATGGGCTTGTCGCCGGGGCGGTAGTCCTCCCAAGTGATCCGCAGGATCTCGCCCTGCCGCATCGCGGTTTCGATGGCGAACGACACGATGTCCCAGACCGGGATCATTCCCTTGCGGTTGTTGTACCGGAAGTACGTCTCCAGCTCGGTCAGCTCGGCCTCGGTTGGGCGCCGATCCCGCTTCATCGGCTTGGCGATCGATCCTGTGCGTCGCAGTGTTGGGCTTGCCGCCTTCACAACATCGGGGATCGTCATCATCCAGAGCGCACGGCCGGCGGCCAGCACCTCGCCGAGAAACCCAAGCTCCATCGCCATCGTTGCAGGGCCAGCTTTTCGCGTGCTGAAGTGGTCGAGAATGTCCTGAGGTGTCAGGAGCGCGACTTCTCGATGCCCTGTCGTTTCCTTCCAGCGTGTGAGATTCCCGCGCTTCGTCGCGGAGACCGGCCTGAATCCGGTCATCTCCTTAATGTACCGGTCGATCAGCGCGGACAAGGTCACGCTGGCTTCCGGGGCGGTCTTGCCGGCCTTCAGGGCGTCCTCGGTAAGCTTTGCCCAGTCCTCTGCTGCCTTCTTTCCGTTGAAGGTCTTTGAGAGGGTAGGATGCCCCTTCAGTCGCACTAAAGCGCGCCATTTCTTGCCCCTTCGCTCGATCACCGCCATTTGGTACACCGCCATTTCGTTGGTGCAGTGATGGTACATGGAGCCGGGATCGAGGGGGAGAATCAGGGACTTACGGGGAGTTTGCATCCCCAGAATCGAAGCCGTTTTGAACTTATGTCATTGAAATACAACGTTAATCCTATATCCGTTGCGCCGATGATGGATTGGACCGACAGGCATTGCCGGGTTTTCCACCGGCTGCTGGCGCCGGGTGCGCGGCTTTACACCGAGATGGTGCATGCCAATGCGGTGATTCATGGCGACCGCGAGCGGCTGATCGGTTTCAATCCGGTTGAACAGCCGCTGGCGCTGCAGCTCGGTGGCAGCGACCCGGCCGCGCTGGCGCAGGCCGCGCGGATTGCCGCCGATTGGGGCTATGACGAGGTCAACCTCAACTGCGGCTGCCCCTCCGACCGGGTCCAGGCCGGGCGCTTTGGCGCCTGCCTGATGCGCGAGCCTGAACTGGTGGCCGACTGCGTCGCGGCGATGGCGGCGGCGGTGGATATCCCGATCACGGTGAAATGCCGCCTAGGCGTGGACGAGGACAAGGACTACGAGGTGTTTGCCGGTTTTGTGGATCGTCAGGCCCAGGCCGGTGCCGCGATGGTGGTGGTGCACGCCCGCAATGCCTGGCTCAAGGGGCTCTCGCCCAAGGAGAACCGGGAGATCCCGCCGCTGCGTTATGAATGGGCTTATCAGCTCAAGCGCGAGCGCCCGCAGCTGCCGGTGGTGATCAACGGTGGTATCGCCACGGTCGAGGCCGCCCAGCAGCATATGCAGCACCTGGACGGGGTGATGCTCGGCCGCGCCGCCTACCACGACCCCTACGTGCTGCACGCGCTGGACTGCGCCCAGACCGGCCAGCCGCTGCGCGGGCGCGAGGAACTGCTGCTGGCGCTGCGCCCGTACGTGGAGGCACAGCTGGACGCCGGGCTGGCCTTGAAGCACATCACCCGTCACCTGCTTGGCCTGTTCCACGGGCAGCCCGGTGGGCGTGGCTTCCGCCAGGTGCTCAGCGAGGGCGCGCACCGGCCTGGCGCCGGCTGGGCACTGCTGGAGCAGGCACTGCAGGTCACCCGCAGCCACGCCGCACGGGTGCCCTGAACGCCGCACCCGGATGGCAACAAGCTGTTTGTCCGTTCATTTTGCTGAACAAGTGCGCATGGCAGGGGCAGGGTTCAGATCGGATTCACCCCTAAAAATCAAGAATTTGGGTCAATTTCGTAAGGTCCGTGGAAAATCTCCCCGGCCCGCCGTTTACGAATTTTGAACGTTGCCTCGCTGTCCGCTAGGATCTGTCACATGCATTCGTTTTCCCGTCGTCGTCTGCTCGTCGCTCTGCTTGCCGCGCTGGTCGTGGCCGGTCCGGGCGTGGTCGTGGCGTCGGCCCAGCAGCCGCAGCATCCGCGCGCCGACACCGCCCGCGCTGGCGACGGTAGTGAGCGCTTTGCACGCGCGGGCCGGCAGGGGAATGACCGTTCGCTGTCCGATGCGGTGCGGCGGGTGCAACGAGAGACCGGTGGGCGCATCCTTGGCGCCGAACGCGTGCCGTATGACGGCCGCGACATCAATCGTGTCAAATACATGGATGACCGTGGGCGCGTACGCTACATGGACGACCCTTCGCCTTCACGAGACCACCCGCGCGACCAGCGGGCGGA